AAATACCCCTCGCCAAATTGAGGAGATTATATGCTAGGATTAGGACAATTACTAGGGCCAATCAGTTCGCTCGCTGGAACTTGGTTGCTAGGTAGAGTTGCTAAGGCAAAGGCAGAAACAGATGTCAAAGTAGCTAGAGCCAAAGCGGAAGCAAAGGTTTACGAGACTTCTGCAACATCAGATATGCTTAATGAGCAAGCTCTTACTAATCAAATGGCAGGATCATGGAAAGACGAATTTTGGACCCTAATTTTTGGAGCAATATTAGTAGCATCCTTCTTGCCGTGGTCGCAACCTTTTGTTAAGGAAGGGTTTATCTTTCTGGAAGAGTCAACGCCAGATTGGTTCTCCACCTGTTTATATATTTGTATTGGGAGCAGCTTTGGATATCGATTCGGTAAAACAGGGTTACAGTTAATGAATAAAAGGAATGGAAAATGATTTCTACTGAAATGGAAATAATGCTTATTACTTGGGGCTTAGGAATAATTTTATTAATAATTGGGGTTTAATATGAATATAAAGAAGTTACAGCAAGAAATAGCTGAAGATGAAGGAATTAAGCTGGAAGTCTATTTAGACCATTTAAATTTACCCACGTGCGGGGTGGGGCATTTGGTTTTAGAATCAGACCCAGAACATGGTTGTGAAGTAGGTACATCAATCAGTCAGGAAAGATGTGACGAATTATTTGAACAAGATATGAACTCTGTTATAAAAGACTGTAAGAAAGTTTATGATGATTGGGATTCCATGCCTGAGCCAGTTCAGCATATATGTGCAAATATGATGTTTAATCTCGGCTATCCTCGTTACAGCAGATTCAAAAAGAAGATACAGGCTGTTAAAGACGGGGATTGGTTTGAAGCCTCCGTTCAGATGCAGGATTCGAGATGGTACAAGCAGGTAACCAATCGTGCTAAACGCTTAATTGAGAGAATGAAAAAAGTGGAGTAGTTATGACTTTAAAAAGACTGGCCCTAAAATCTGGAATTAATCGTGAGAAAACCCGTTATGCTAGTGAAGGTAGATGGTACGATTGTAATAATGTAAGATTTCGTCAAGGAACCCCGGAAAAAATTGGGGGGTGGGCTCAAATATCTTCATCTACTTTTCTTGGGGTTTGCCGTTCTTTATTTAACTGGGTCACATTATCAAGTAAAAATTTTATAGGGTTGGGTACACATTTAAAGTTTTACGTAGAAAATGGTGGAGCATACAACGATATCACACCATTACGTGCTACTGTGTCTTTAACCAATCCATTTACTACAGATACAGATACAAATAGCAGTGGTTCCACAACTGTACTGGTAACAGATGCAAATGGAGGATTTGTAGACGAAGATTATGTAACTTTTAGTAGTGCTTCCGCTGTTAATGGAGTAACAGTAGACGGTGAATATCAAATAGATATAGTATCTTCTACTACCTATAATATAACTGTAACAGGAACCGCTTCAGGCGATGGTGCAGGTGGGGGTACGGTATCTGCTGCCTACCAGATAAATGTAGGGACTGCGTTTGCTATACCTTTAACAGGTTGGGGTGCATCTACTTGGGGTTCTGGAACATGGGGAGTTGGAGAAACTTCTGTAAATGATATCCGCACGTGGAATCAAGGTAACTTTGGTGAAGATTTAATATTTGGCCCGAGCGGGGGAAGTATTTACTGGTGGGATGCAGGAGCTACAGATTCGCTTGATACTAGGGCAGTATTGCTGTCAAGTTTAAGTGGGGCTGAAAATGTACCTACAGTTCAAAATATAATTCTTGTATCAGATATCAGTCGTTTTGTATTTGCTTTTGGCACTAACCCTCAAGGTTCTTCTACTTTAGACCCTATGTTAATTCGTTGGTCAGATTTAGAAAATGCTACAAACTGGACTTCTTCATTGACAACTCAAGCTTCCAGTTTAACTTTATCTCGTGGTACTGAAATAGTTGCAGCTGTACAAGGCCGCCAAGAAATACTTGTATGGACAGACGCTGCTTTATATTCAATGCAGTATGTTAAATTACCTGATATATGGAATGCTAATATTGTTGGTGAAAATGTATCTATAGCTTCCCAGAAATGCGTAGCTTATGCTAATGGAATAGCTTACTGGATGGGTAAGGATAAATTTTACAAATATGATGGTCGTGCACAACCTTTACGTTGCGATGTACGTAAGTATATATTTAATGATTTTAATACATTACAGTACCCACAAGTATTTTCAGGTACAAATGAATCTTTTCACGAAGTATGGTGGTTTTATTGTTCCAGTGATTCCAATAACATAGATAAATATGTCATATACAACTATTTGGAAGACATATGGTATTATGGAAGTATGGCTCGTACAGCATGGCTTGACTCAGGTTTACGGGACTTCCCACTAGCAGCTACATATAGTTATAATCTTGTTAACCATGAAGAAGGTATTGATGATAAATTAACTTCTGTTTCTAGTCCATCTGCTATTTCTGCATATGTAGAATCAGCTGAATTTGATATTGCTGATGGGGATAGGTTTGCATTTATATATCGTTTAGTGCCTGATGTTAATTTCGATGGTTCTACTGCGGATAGTCCTGTAGTTTCGTTTACTTTAAATCCTTTAGGTAGCTCTGGATCGGGTTACCATGCAACAACTTCTGAAGGAGGGTCTAATACAGGTACTGTTACCCGTTCAGCAACTTCTCCAGTAGAAAAATATACAAGTCAGATATACACAAGGGTACGGGGAAGACAACTGTCTATGAAGGTACAATCTACGGGCGTTGGTACTACATGGCAGGTAGGTACACCTCGTATTGATTTACGACCAGATGGGAGAAGATAGATGGCTACTGATTCCACCAGATATGATGTACCGTTTCGTGCACCTGTTATGCCTTATTTTCCTGATGAATATGAGAGGCAAGCAATGGATCAATTTAGTAATATTTTGCGGCTCTATTTTAATCAGTTGGATAACGCAATACGTAAAGCTAACAGCACAGATAAAGCTGATGCACAATCATGGTTTATGGGCTAATGGCAAATACTTACACAAATGCTAAAAAAGACCTTACAACAACTAGTGTTACAACTTTATATACAGCTCCTTCGGTAACAACATCTATTGTTAAATCCATAATTGTCTCTGAAGATTCGGGTAATGCAGATACAATAACATTAACGATAACCGATGCAGAGTCATCTCCTGCTACGTTTAGTCTTTATAAAACTAAAGCTATATCAGCAAATGCTACTGCAGAATTGTTAACAGCCCCTCTTGTGCTAAAGACAGGTGAAATATTAAAGGTTACAGCAGCTACTGCTAACAGGTTACATGTTGTAGCAAGTATATTGGAGATAACTTAATGGAGATGATGGATAGTAAACAAGAGTTATTAAAAGGGCCTTCAATTATACCTATAGCTTTAAATAATTTAGGGGCAGACCATTATTATCCAAAAAGAGAGTATTCCTTCACACAAGCTATGATTGCTATGGCTAAAGAAACTACTTCAGATAAAGTAGATATTGTTCAAGCAGGTAATACAGTATTTCTTTCTTATAAAAGGCCTAAAAACAGTATGGTAGGACGCATTTTTAATGCAGATACACCTGAAAATTTTGTAACTAACTTGTTAGAATATATATCTTACTTACAAAAGAAAAAAATAAACCATTATAAAGTGTATATAGAAGAACCTCTTTTCCAAGCATTAAATAGCTTTAAGGCAGTATTTGAAAATATTGATACCGACATAAGAATTAACAGGTTTGAAAGTGGTGAATACTTAATAGACATAACAGTCGGAAAAGAAAAGGTGCGTTAAATGGGGTGGGGTTTAAGTGACGTTCTAGGTGCTTTTCATGGTGGGCTTCAAGGTGGGGGTAATATTCTTGGGGAGATAGTTAACCCTATACTTGATCCAATACATTTTGCACTACATGATGATCCTGTAAAAGCCATAGCTCAAATAGCTGCAATAACTGTTAGTGGAGGGTATTATGCAGCGTATGCTTTACCCCTTATTGAAGGTGCAGATGTCGCCCAAAATGGTGGAGATATTGAAAAAGTATTAGAGGCTGCAGCAAAAGTATATGTTGCCCAACAAGTAGGTAGCATGGCAGGAGAATATGCAGGTACAGCAACACAGACAGCAACAAGTTCTGAAGTAGCTGGTAAAATAATAGGGTCAACTGTTGGTGCAACGGCATCAGGTATTGTGTTAGGACAAGACCCTATAGAAGCACTTAAAAAAGGTGGTGTATCTGCGGCTATTGGGGCAAGCATAGGGCAACTTGAGACAAATACAGGGTATGACAAACTACCGCCATCAGCTAAAGCAGTTATAAATGCAAGTATTACCGCTGCTATTACAGATGGGGAATTAACACCACAGGCTCTTACAGCCGCTTTAGTGCAGGCAACTGTAACTACAAATATAACTAATAAATATATAAAAGATAACCCAGATTTAAGCGATGCTCAACAAGCCATACTAACTGATAGTATAACAGCAGCAAGTAAAGCTGCTTTTAGTGAGGGTAATGTAACTCAAGCAGTAATGGATTCTATTACAAACCAAGGGTTTAAACAACTTACAGCTAGTTTAGATAATTTAGTAAAAACAGGAAATGTACAAGGAGTAAGAGATAGCTACGATGTATTGAAAACAACAGCATCTTCAATAACAGATGAGTCTGCATCTTTAAAACAAAACATAGATGAGCATAATAAATTAATTAGTGAGATAAATCCTCGTTTTACAGAACGTGACAGGTTACATAGTATTATGGAAAGTGCTCGAGTTAACGATAGTAGAGACCCTACAGTAGATACAAGAACAACACTTAATAACGCTATAACAGCTTATAATGAGTATGCAACACAACTTAATGATGACTATTACAATAATTATCAAACTAAAATAGAAGATTATAAATTTAAAATAGATAAGTCACAGCTAGATATTACAGAATTTGAAAATACTTATGAAAAGCAATACAATAAGTTAGTAGCTAGTGCTGATAAGTTAGATGAAGATACTGCACCTATATACAGCACAGCAGAAAAAGTATTTACTCTGGGTATGGATGAAACCTTTAAACCTGATGAATATGCATCGTTAAACAATTTAAGTGAAGACCAAGACCCATACTATCATTGGCTAACAATAGGTAAAAATGATGGGCTACATACTAATAATTCATCTTACAAGAATGAGTACGATCAGAAACAGTTTAAAGTACTGCAAAACTCTCTTGCAGTTGCAGGT